TTTCTTTTGGATTGTTATTAATAACACCCACCGCATTTGTTAAATTTGTCCATATAATTTTAGTCTGAACGCCGCTTACAATCGTATTCGCAACACTCCATCGGATAGGAATAGGATTATTCGGATCAGCCAATGTAGGAGGCATCAATTGCCAAATCTGAGCAGCATCTGATGGATAAAGATATTCATATAACCAGGGAGAAGGGGCAACATTGCCACTTAAAACTAAAGATACTTCTGACCTCGCAAAATCCCAACTAAATTCACGAGCAATTGTCGCAACAACCGTCCCATATAAAAAATTTAATGCAATTCCAGCTGTTGAGTTATTAAAATTTGGATAAAGCCCTGTAACAGGAGGCTGATTATCACCCATTAATTGAATTGCTTGATTGGCCACATCTGTTGAAGTTAAGGTCATAATAATAATTTCTTTTATAGAAAAAATTAGAAAGCAGATACATTATCCACCCATCCTACAACAAATGCAGATCCGAATCCATTAACAGAAATGCTAGAACTTTCTAATAAGATTTCACCATAAGAAGATACTGATTCACCACCATCCCCCCCTGCCACATAAGCAGTAGCTGTAATAATAGGCTCAACAGCATTAGCTCCTATAGTTTCAGTAGAAACAATTCCCCCACTCCCAAAAACTTGAGCAATAGCTCGCAAAGTAGTCGATGTAGGCGGAATATAAGTGAATATAGAACTTAATATTTTAGGATATGATGGAGTATTTGATCCAGAAGTAGTTACATATTGAACTCTATTCCCCTTTTGTAAAGTTCTAAAGAATTGAGTAGATGAAGATGTCAAAACAGCTCCAACCCTGCAACTATAAATATATCCAGAAGGAAGAGTTGGAGATGTGCTTGATAAACTTAATAAACTCGCTGTTGTAGACCCATTATCAATAAGCCATACATAATACCAAGTACTGGCGGCAAGAGATCCCGTATCTAATCCATTAGCCCCATTTGTCAAAGCATTAAGAACAAGAGATATACCTGATCTATCAATTCCAACATTTAAACTTGTCACTATCTGAGAAAATGATGAATTTATATCAATCTTAGTATTAGGTGTCGTACTATCATTTTTTATAATCAATCCCTGATTCTGACAAAAACCAGTAGGAGATAATGAACTAGCGGGATTAATAAGCTGATATTCTGTCCCATCATATGTTAATAAAACTTCATTATTCGCCACAATTTGACCAGGAGACAGCGCAACTGGCCCAGAAGGTGTGGCAACTTCAATATTTTCTACACCCGTTCCATTCACATTAGCTGTCGCTGTAGATGTATTTGTCGATGTCGCTTTAAATACAACAGTATTATTTGAAGATAATGAAAAATTAGGAGCCGTTATAACTTTCGCATTTGCCGTTCCTCCATCTGTTCCAGAATATACAGTATTAGGAGAACAAACAAATCCTGCATCAATAGAATTTCCTGAAGAATCCCATGAAGAGCAATCTCCTGACGTTAGCGTCCCTGTAGTTGTTACAAAATTAGTCGTATTGCCTGATTTTAATGCACTTGATGGCAAAACTCCAGGGCCGCCTCCAATAATAGGCAACCCTGCCGTTAACGCAGAAGAAGATGAAATCGTTGTAGATCCCGTAAATCCGAGAATCCCTCCGCTTGTCCCGCTTGCAAGGCCGGTCCCTCCATATACAACCGGAATTAGTGCTGCGTTCCATATCCCCGATGTAATCGTTCCTAGAGTTGTAATGTTCCCCTGAACAGCCGAAGGAAGAGTAGACGATATACTTGGGACCCCGCCTGATGATGTAACAAGAACACCATTATTAGCTGTAGCAAGACCTGAAACAGTTGTCCCATTTGCTGCATAATATGTCATATTATTCGTTGTTGATGATGTAACTGTACCTCCACCACCACCTGTTGTACACGGCCCCCCCGCATCAACAACATTGCCCAACCCATCTGCAGATAAGCAATCCCCATTAACAAACGATCCGCTTGTTGTTGCTAAAGTATTCGTGCTTCCAGATTTCGATCCAGGGAATGGCGGATTGCCTGAACCACCCCCCAAGATAGGCCTATTAAGAGTTAAAACAGGAGTAGAAGTCCACGTATTTGCTGAATTAAAATATGGGATCCCCCCACTTGTTCCTGCAACCGAAAATCCAAGCGTACCAGATGTTGTAATTGGGGATCCTGAAACAGAGATCAGCCCCCCTGTAAAAGAGGCACCTACGCTTATCAAAGTAGGCATAGATCCTGAATATGTTGTATTAATTCCATTGATACTAAATGTAAGAGGCTGAGCAGAAGCCGACCCCCCTGCACCTGTCGTTATTAATGCGCTGCCATTAACATTAGGGCTAATACAAATAAAATGATATCCTGTTGGATTATTGGTAGGCGCATCATAATCGCACCAATTCGTTCCACTCGGGCCACTCCCTTGTCCAACAAACGGGGGTGTCCCCATTCCACGAGCTATAAGAAGCTCTTCAGATAATCCAACCCCATTCCCACCACCGCTCGCAGGCCCACTATCCTGAACTATAGCCTGCGAAGATCCTTGCCCAACATACATAGGAGTATGTCCTTGTGTCCAGGCCCCTCCTTGCAGCAAAGAGCCTCCTCCCATAGCTTGCCCCCATGATATTGAGGGAAAACTAATAACAAGAACACAAGCTAAATATCTGGCAAATAAAAGCATTTCGCCTCCATCAAGATCCCGGATGATCTTCCGAATCAGCTACTGATTGACCTTCCGCACAAGGAGATGGATTTGGCACAGCCGCACGATCTACTGAATTAGAACCATTTAAATGGTTAACAATAAGAGTTTCAACATTTTTAATATGATTTTCTAATTTAATTTCAATAGCATAAATAATATCTTGAATCTGCTCAAGTGTAACCGCCGTCATCTTATTTTCTCCTTTTATTCCATGTCTCACTTCAATATGGGTTCGTTTATCAATATCCGTCATCACTTTCCCCATTCTCTTCTTCTGCATTCTCCTGATCTTCGCTCTCAATCGCAAGATCTTCTATTTGAGCTTCAACGCGACAATCATACCCATTAGGCCCATCATTATGTGTTACACTTGTAATTCTAGCTAATGCATGCAAATGAAGAATTCCTCCCACTTCTGCACAATTAGAGTCTAAATCTAACTTCTTAAATTCAGCATTCGTTAAACAAATCTTCAACCCATATGGATATTCAGGCTTATCACTCATTGGAATTGGCATATGAGCATCAAGCTTTTCCTCATCATCCAATTCCATAGATTTCATCATATGTATTTTATACATATTACTGACCTCCCGGAGCAGGCGTTAAAGGCTGAGCCGGACCTGGAGAGGGGATAGGAGGGTTCTCAGGTCCGGCCGCTATCGGCATAGCCGAAGCTATCTCATTTTCATGTCTAGAATTCATATCACGCTTTTCATTCTCATGACGCGCATGCATATTTCGATGCTCATTCCCATGCCGAGAATGCAAATCTCGCTTTTCATTCTCATGACGCGCATGCATTTTCCGATGCTCTTCTTGTTTATGCTGATTATCCATATTTTATTTTCCCTCTTTAACATGCCGAGAAATCATATCTTTCATATCATTCTCATGACGATCATGCATTTTACGATGCTCTTCTCTATGCTCCCCATGCATATCTCGTCGCTCATTCTCATGAGATTTATGTAAATCCTCACGTTCTTTCCGATGCTTTTCATGCAATTGTTGAAGAGAAGAAACGACTCGCGAACTTTCCGCGTCATCTTTCACATTCTTCTTTTTTGATTTCTCTTCCCCTGAAGAAGCCTTCTTAGGCTCCTCTTTATCATACATAATAGATGCACGACTCCTGGGCTTCTCATCTTTTTTCTCAACCATATCTTTTACCCCTAATGACCATATAATATCTTTGCAGCATGCTTTTTCCCATGATGCCATTTTTTCATGGTTTGAGCATGAATCGCATCACGCCTAATTTCCGGATTACGAGAATGAGTGGCCGATTGAAGCCTATCCTCTGGAATTTTCTTATCCTCAGATATGCCTAATTCTCTATGAAGCTTCCCCTTCTCCCCACCAGGATGGAATTTGCTTTTTGCAACCCATCCTTTTTTGTGCCCTGTTTTAGACATATATGTTACCTCTTTTTAGAAGGCGATTTAGACGGTATAGAAGACTTTTTTTCAGGCAATTTGTCACCTCGGTCAGCTTGCGTAAATTCTTTAGCAACCTTTTGAGGAACGCCACCAACTCCACCTTTTTTTGTGGCAGCCGCAAACATAAGACGTCTTTGAGCTTCACTAACTGCAGGCATAAATCAACCCTTTATCAAGGAGAAAGATTCCAAGTTAAATTAGATGCACTATATGTTATACAGGCAGGAACCCCCGCAACTAATGCAGTCGGCGCCCCAGAAATAAACTGCCCTGTATTGGCTAACCAAGTTAACGCAGTTTGAGTCTGAGTACTCAAAACACATTCCCTTTGCCCGTCCGACGGATTTGCTTCTGTCGTTAACGTACCCGTTGCCAATGTTCCAGATGGCATCAAAATCATATCAGTTTGAGCCTGAGAAAAAGTCAAAGAGAATCCAGTAGAAGGAACAACCTTTGAATATCCAGGTGCCCCTGAAATTTGAGCTGGATAAGCAAATTTACTCCCGACTTGAGCCGCTCCATGAACAGCGATCCAGACAGCGTCATTTTGATTAATATTATTAACAATAGGAGCTGAAGGAACTTGAGGTGCGCTTACTTGAGCAAATGAGGCACCCGTTGCAATCCCCCATACTGTCGCAGGCAAAATTACAGTTTTTAAAAACGACAAAATTTTCATAAAAATATCTCCATATTAAAAATTATTGCATTCTGTACCAAGTAGTAGCAGATAAATTATAAATATATGTAACGCTTGTATTACCACTTAAGGATACTACAGGATTGTATATAGTCTGCCCAGTATTGGCTGTTAAAGTAAGCGCAGATATACCTGCCTGAGAAAAAATAGTAAGACGTTGGCCGTCATAAGGATTTGGCGCCGTCGTAATTGTTGCTGTACCGTCGGCATCTCCCCAGAAGGTGATTACAGAAACACCATTTGGAACATTTACAGTATTCGTAACCTGCTCTTGAATTACCTGATACCCAGATGCATCCCTTGTCTGAGATAGATAAACAGTTTCAATATAAGGCCCACTCCCAACTAAATTAATTTGCTCTTGGCCCGTAGGTGATGTGATAAAATACCCCGGAATACCTGCACCAGGCGTCCCGGATTCAAAAATATTGTTCTTAATCAAAGAAGAAAGAAAGACATTTTTTTTCATATCAAACCTCAAATTGGCATACTTGTATTAAGAGAACCTGTCTGAGAAATCCTATATTGAACAGACTCTGTTCCGGTTAATGTTAACGATGTACAATTCCATCGATATTGAACCATTCTTTCTGGCTCACGCATAAAAAATGATACTGAAGACGCATTTTGGAATATAGCTAATGCGCCCGATCCTGTTGGCCCAATATTTGCTACAATCCACGTTTTCCCTCCATCAAAGCTTTTTTCAAGTTGAACAGATCCATTATAAGCAATACTAGATCCTGTAAAAAATGAATTAGCTGTTGAAGTCGGAATCATATTCGAACTAGGTAAAATCGTTAACTGAGTTAATTGAGGAGGATCCGGCGTAACCGTTGCCGCATTAGATAACATAATAGAAGCTGTAATCGGATTATTTGCATTTATTCCAAATAATTGATTCGAATGAGTTATTATATTCGTTATCGTCGTACTTGGGGGGATCCCCAACCCAGAGATCGCGGACCCAGTTAAATCTGTCCCTGGGAAAAACCCATCCGTAGGAAAATTTCCGGTCACAACATCGCTTAAGGGTGTTACCTTACCAAAAACAGATATTGGCTGAAAAAAAAGCGTGCCAGATCCAGACGTAAAAGAGGAAAAAACTGTTCCATTTTGAAACAATGGCGTCCTAATTGCCGTCCCAGCTTGGATCTGAGAAGAAGTAGCCCCAGAAACAGTAGCAGTAAAACTACCATGCGTCGTAGATAATGAATCCACTGCTTCACAATAAATCGTAAAATTCGCATCCCCATAAAACGCAAAAGGAGCGCTAACTCCAGCAGCAATAAAATTACCGGAAATAACCCCCGTCGCCTGATCCCCGGGAGCAGGCGTTCCAAATCCACCAATACCAAGCGATGTGGGGAAACCCATCTAAAAATCCTTAGAAAACTTAATATAAAGATGACTCAATATTCATCTTATTTCTATTTGTATCAACTATTCCTTGGAATGAATCTAAAGATGAAAAATCATCTAATTTCTTCCTAAAAACAGCCGAATCGATTCCATCGTCATCATCATCTTCTGTTAATCCAGGATGAGCTTTCGGCTTAATCCGATTATCAATTGTTTCTGGATTCCGGCCATACATCGTAATCCCATTTTCCGTAATCCACGTCTCTTCAATTCCTACAGGATCCATCTCCATGCTGATAGATTTTTTCCACTCATCATAAATATCTCTTGCTATTTTATTTACTGGAAACAAAGCATTATTGGGAACCTCCTCCCAAGAAATTTCCTTCCTTTTATATTTATGTTCAGAATTTGATCCATTATATCCCTTGCTAACAACACCGGGTTCTAAAACCTTCGTCCCAAAAAAACATTTATTAATAATACGATACCGTGGCTTTTCTCCGCCCTTTTTAACCTCTTCAATCAAAGCTACCATCTTTTTTCGAGCAATTTCTCTAGATTCCAAAACCTCAGGATCCACATAAATTTGCCCATTTAGCGGCCCAACCATACGCGCCATCTCCATAGCAAATGCCTTTGCTAATAAACTAGCTTCAGATTGAGCCTGTGCAGCTTTCATTTCAGCTAAAGATTTAGCTAAAGCTTCCTGCACAGCAAACTGTACGGCATCTTTAAACTCAACAGAATCAGTTAAGCTATTCTGTTTTTTTTCTAAAACATGGGCCATTAATCACCTTACTGATTGAGATTTGCAACGGTATAATTATTTGTTGCCAACAAGTTAGCCAAATCATCACGAATCATTGTTGGTACAGAAAATGCAATTGTCCCAGCTGTAAAAGAAGTTCCAGAGGCAACCTGAAAATTCAAACTCAAATACCGAGGCAATTGGCTCAACGGATATGGGAGAATTGGGAATCGACCCAATATACTCTGAGCTGTCAATTCAGATGCTGGGATCTCCCCCGTCTCAACAATAGTCGTCCACGTACCAGGCTGATACCCTCCGCCTGCCCCAGTATCCGGCGCTCCCTGAAGTTGAACATTCAATGTTGCAGAATCAGACGTCGTAAAAGCCGTCCCTACAACCGTGTCAAGCTCAACCCTGTTTTTCCCGACACCCATATCGGATCCAAAAACAGAAGTATTTCCAATAATACTAGAGGGAGGCTGGCCAACCCCATTGCCTAAAATGTCAATAATATTCGACCGAACGCTCCCGCCTGCCCCAGTTACAAGAGAAATAGGCGTACCAGGCGTAACAAAACTAATAGAGGCATCTATAAGCATTTTTAGAAATCCTTCAATAATAACATAAAGTTAATTAGTTAACAGTCGATTCTGTATTCACAAGCTGATCCACAATCTTAATCGGAACACCTCTATATGTATCAACAACGATTCCGGCATAATCTCTCATATTCAAAAGAACATTTCGATCTCGAATTGCTTGTTTATCCATAGCAGCCCGAATAGTTCTATTGACATAAAGAATATAATTATTAGCCGGCGTCGGATTTCCTGGCGCATCAGTTTGCGTAATGCCAGACACCATTTTTGGTGCGGTTGGCAACAATAATAATGAATTCGAAATAAAATCGAACAAATTAGGAGGATTCGGGCCCGCAAGCCCGGCATTCGTCGTATCAATATTGCAAATCCTGAAATTCGTTCGCCAATCTTCAACAACCAGCCCCATCGCATGTTGAAAATGAGTTGTATAAGCTCTAAACATATTGCCTAATTGATCATATGCGGGGAACACATCCCCCAAATTCTCGACTTTCAACCCAGCACTATCTGAATTCCGCGGATGAACCGCAAATGTTGATCGGTCCCCCCACCCAACACACCAAATCGATGCATTGCTACTGCCTGTCCCTCCAGCGGAGATAACGTTTCGAGCGTTAGCCTTTGTAGAAGTATTAGTCGTATTATAAATTGTAGAGAATCCCATAAACTGAGAAGGAATCTCAAAAGTGTTCCCATAAAAGATTGTCTCAGCCATTGTCTGAGACATTCCTTCAATAAAAGCCTGATCTTCAGAAAGTCGAAATTCTTCATTCTCTGAATTATCTTCAACAAGATTTTTATCAATTTGGCTAAAAGATTGAAGGCGCCCCATACTCGTAGTGCCTTGAGCAGTCGTACTTTTCCCTACAGGAACACCCTGATTATATCCCGCCCAATACCCACCAGGAATAGAGGTCCTATATGTAAAAGTATGACTTGTAATCTCACTTGCTTTTTTAATCATAAGGTCATCAAGAACAGCATTCCATTGAGAAAGCATTTCTGCAATTAATCTTTGCTTCCCTGTTGGATCTGTCCGAGACGCAACATCAATAAGGGTGGGGTACTGACCTGTCGCCACGTTAATTCTCCATATAAAAAATGTATGCAATACAATATCACTAGGAAAATAAAAAGAAAAGAGAGATTAATTGTCTAATTTTATTAATATACAAAAACTATATTAGTCTATGTATTTCCATACAAAATTTCACTTTTTGTTAAAGATTTAGGCCCTCTTTCATGGACTGGATTGGCCTGACTTTTTGGCGGCTCAGGCGTATCCAAAATCTTTGATGCGCGGTACATCATATGTATAAACTCAGGATGATTCCCAGCCCCCGTAATGTTTAAAAATTCATTAAATGCTTTCATTCTTTCTCTAGGAACCAGCATATTTCTTACAGATGCAATTTTTTGCATAGCCGTATCATGCCCCGCCCCTCCGATTATAGGATCTGATAAAACCTGATTTCTCCATTCCTTTTGAGTATTATTAAAGAAATCCCATTGATATTGGTCTGCCCGATCTTGAACAGTTTTTATTCCATTTAAATACATATCCATTAACTTTTGTGCTGCTTCCTGAGGAACACGATATTCTCCTATTATCTTTGTATATTCATTTACCTGATCTTTATCTATTTTAATCCCATCTCCCAAATTTTCAGGGACTTTAAAATCTTCATATTTCATAGGCTCA